CCCAGTCGTCCACGCCACCCCCCGTCGGATCATCGGCTCGCCTGAGCCAGGTGTATCGATGCCGCAACATTCGATTGACGCGCCCCTGGACAAAGGCCGCGCTAGTCACGGGATCGCGACGTTGCCAGTCCCCAGCAAGACAGTCGTGCCGCTGCCTAAGCCAACAATGACGTCGCTAAGATCCGAGATATCGCCTCGGCCACCTGGCGCGAGGGTCATCATCGTCGGCTTCGTCAATTCGAGCAGTGTCTCGGCAACAGTGAGATCGAGAATCGCGATGGCCATCTGACGAAGCGTCTCGGCGCGCATGATCGGATCGAACTTTGCGTAGCGATAGTCGTAATCCTTGAACCGCTCCGCCTCCATAAACGGCACCGAGCCGGCGAGCGCCGCTGCCGACAACAGGACAGCGGCGTCATGATCTCGCTGGGCCTCGTCCGATCCGTCGGGCCAGGGTGCCTGCGTGTCGATAGCGAGCACTTGCTGCGAGGCCCACGGCGTAGCGAAGGCAATCGTTTGATCTGGCAGATCGGACTCCCCGACATCAGAGCGAATGGCCGCTCGTACAGCGGGATAATCCGCAACAGTCAGGAAATTTACTGCCATGAGTTAGGCTGGCCGATCTACTTCGGCTGCGGTCGGCACGTAGGCCCCGTTGGGAGTAATCTCGTTCGGTCGGCCCGACAGCCGGCGCTCAACGGCTGCGACTGACTCGGCGTCATACAGGTCGGGGTCGAGCTTGCGGCCAAGTGGGATCGGCCGACCAGGCTGCGCCGCGAACAAGTTACCCGGCTCGATTCCAGAATCGGCTGGGTAGCGAGGATTCGGCACCTCAACTTCTTCGCCGTTGTGCAAGACCGTGATCGTACGCTTCGGTTCGGGCACCTCGATGAGCAGGCCGTTCATGAGGAGTTGGTTGATCTGCGGCGTCCGATAGACATAGTCAGGGGTTGGACCAGCGATGAACGCTTCGCCGCCCGGATGACGCGGATCGCGCTCGAACAGGACAACACGATCATCTGTCCGCGCCGACATTGCCCAAAAGACGTTGGTTCCCCAACGATCTAGTTCCGCGTCTTGGACGCCGCGAGAACGGGCGCGTTCCCGCTCTCGCTCAGCGACAGTCTTCGTCTCGGCCAATGCTTCAGCCTCCGCCTTAGAGATTAGTCGGCCATCTGGGCCGCGTGGACGTGCTGTGGCCATACCTTATTAGGAAGGCTTCGACCCCTCCTTCAAGATACCCGCCGCCAGCCGGGACACGACCGCCCCAGTCTTCGCGACCTCGACCGTTTCGCCAGGCCCAACGAACGCTTCGCCGTTCGGATGGGACGGGTCGCGCTCCCAAAGAGCAACGCGCGGCTCTTGGAGACCTGACTGAACCCAAATCTTCTCGACACCCGACTCATCGGGGTCTTCGCCCTCCGTCCGCGAGGTTGCCTTGTCGTGATCGTCCGCTGTCGTTTCGTCCTTCTCCTGGGGGACGGCCAGTCCCTGGATCAAGGGCGGATGTATCACCGACGAGCCTTCGGCCGGAACTGGCTGAGGCCCTTCCAAACTCATCGCCATCGTCGCACCCATCGCCCGGTCCGAGGCAGCAGTCCGCGCTGAGGAAGTCCGCTCTGAGGAACTGCGCTCTGCTGGCTTAGGGGTGGAAGTGCTCGAAGTGCTCATGCTCGAACTGGTCGAGGGAGACGTGCCTTGTTCTGCCATAGGAGTATTGTCCTCGAATTCTTCGGGCGAGATTTTTCGAATCTGAACCATACTCAACGATCCTGCTCTGCCAAACGCTCTAGCTTCTCACGTTCACGAGCCAATTGCTCATCGGCCGCGTGCTCTAAACGCTCGGTGGCTAACTCGGTGCGGGCTTCGGGCAGAGCACGCAGAATCTCGTCCAACTTTAAGTGCAACGCTGCGGAGTCGCGATTTTGAGTGTTCTGGATAACGAACACGAGCAAGTACGTGACCACGGTCGTCGCCGTGTTGATCACCAGTTGCCAGGTATCCGAGAAGCCGAAGAGGGGGCCGCTGATCGCCCACAGGATGACCGCCGCGCACGACAGGACGAAGGCGAGCGGATGCCCGGTCCAAACGCCTGTCGTCGTAGCAATCTGAGCGAACCACTTGTTCAGCTTTTCCACTCACGCGGCCTCTCCCGGTTACGCCCTACGCAGCAATGTTCAGGATACGGCTGGAATTTGGGTCTATGATTCCGTACCCCTCCACCTCAGTTATCGTCAATAGCTGAGTTTGGTTATTAATAAACCGATCTACCTCGCTGACGTTGCCACCAACTTCAGTCACTCGCTCCAACGCGGCACTCGACTGAAGCGCTACCAACTTGGAGGCGGGCGCGTCTGCCGTGACGCCGTACTCCATCGCGATGCTCAACTGGTTCGCCAACGGGCTAACCGTGCCGAACGCATTCGCTGGGATCATCGCGTAGGGAGTCTGGACACCAATGGAGACCGGCAGGAGCAGCATCTGCATAATCGGGGCCTCTTGGCCCAAGATGATGTCCGGCTGGTACGTCAACGCGAACCGAAGCTTGAAGGTCAGGAACGACTGAAGTGTCAGCGTGCCCGCTGTTGATCCGGGATGCAGACCCGTTTGGGTCAAGACCGTCGCTGCGGTGTTCGCGTTACCGTCACCGTTGATGATCGTGTTCATCGCGATAGTGACCTTGTCCATCTCGGACTGAATGGCCATGCGCGCGATGATGAACGCGATCCGGTCTACCCGCTGACGGCGAAGCTGCTCGTACGTTGCTTGAAGCGCACGACCAAACTTGTAGATACGCAGCGTGTGCTCACCCGTGACGAGCGAGGTGCGCGGGATCTCGGTGCCTTCAGCGACACGCTTCATGCGATACGCGTCAGTCCCGAAGTCGTCCGTGATGTAGAGCGTGCGGTAGGCGTCGGTGTCGATAGCGGTCGTCCGCGCCACCAGCCGCGCGAGCGGGATTGGCGGAACGAGGCGCTTCGCCCGAATTTCAGGGTTGTCGTACCAGGGGTTAATCAGACCGCCGAGCGCCGCGTCGCCAGACATGAGAACGGCACGAGTTTGCAGGTCCGAACCGTCCGACATACCCGACTGAGCCATTGCCAAACGGGCCTGGCTAACGGGGTCGAGATTCTGAGCCCGACGCCAAACGCGGGACATGAACTCGGGCATCAGCGCGCGGCGCTCAGGAGTTTCGAGGCACTCCTGCCACGTGGACGCGAACAGACCAATCTCTGGTACGGGCGCGAGCACGATCCCCGTCGCCCGAACCAATCGTTCGAACGCATCGAGTGCGCGGTCGTCCGCCTCACGCTCCGATGTTGGATCGGTGTTTTCGAGGTACTGCGAAAGATTCATGCCGCGCTCTGCGGCATCCCGATAGATGCGCGATCCGTTGGTTCCGAGCGCACGGATCGTGTCTTCGGGGGATTGACGCCGGATCTGGATACTGGCCGGCGTGAGAGCATTTGCCATGCTGCTGTCTCCTTTCCGGCTAGCCGCCCAGGTCCACGACAACCTTGGTCATGTCCACGTTGTCCCAAATGATTGGTCCCGTTTTAGCTAGCTCAGCGGCAGTCGCCGAGTTCGCATTGCGGATGTAGCCTTTCGCGGCAACGAGCAACGCGCCCACTGCCTTGAGCCCAGGCGTGCACGTCGCGGCCGTACCAGCGGGAAATGTCGTGTTGCCCTTGTTCTGAACCGTGCACGCCCCGTCGGCTTCAACCTTGAGTAGCTTGCCGACGATAGCGTCGCCGTCAGCGCAAAGGCCAACCACGTCGGTTCCGGCGACGAACGTGACCGCGAGCCCAACGGCGGTCGAACCGCCAGCAGTGGTTGCGCTGTAAATGATTGTCGAGCCATCCGCCCAAAACGTCTGCGCGTTGTAACGCTGATCGTCAAAGCCGATGGCAAGTCGGCCAGTAGCAGGCATCTCCTAACTCCCTTCGGCTAGGCGCGGTAGGCGCGGGCGGGAACCTTGACAGGCTCTGGCTGCGCCGGCTGCGGATCAGTAATCCCATCGTCGGTTGCACGCCCACCCTGGAAGCGCTGATTACCGACATCGGTCCAATGCTTGTGAAGCTCCTGAAGCTCGGCGTACGAGCCACGCGTAAACGTGCCGCCGTACGGGGTTTCGCTCCACTTCTTACCAAAGGCGCGGATCCCCGCCTTTCGACAGTCCTCAACCAACTGCTCGCGCGCTTGACGACCAATCTCGGCCCACAGCCGCAGATCGGACACCTCGCGCCCAAGTTCGTTGAAACGCACGGCGAGATCGCCCTGGAAGCCTTCCGGAGCCAACCCGGCCGCGACCAGTGCGGAACGCAATCCCACTACGGTGTCCGCTGCCGTAGACGTAACTACCACCGTTCCATTCGTGGAACCGCTGGTAGTCGTGACCCCGTTGGTGCCAGTAGCTGGCACGTAGGCCACGGTGGGCAGGGTCGTCTCCGTATGTCCTTCTTCAGGCGGAGGCGAACTGGATTCGGTCGGCTGCTCAGGCATCTCGCCAGTCTCCTTCTTGTCTTGATCGGTGTCCGGCCCTTCGGCAACGTCGCGGTCCTCGGGCTCTTCGTGGCCATGCTCCAGAATTTCACGTAGATCCAAGTCGTCTGGATCGAAGTGCGCCGACATGTCCCGACTCTCTTCTCCTACACCTTCGGACTTCGCGTGCCGTTTCAGGTGCGCGAGTGCTTTCTTGCCTGTCGAGGGGTTCTGAGCGGCACGGGCCAAAGCGTTCCTGAGGTGCGGGACATCCACTTTCCCGTCTTTATCGTGATGCGGGTAGTGCCGCAAACTGCGCGGGGTCGTCTTCCCCTCTTTGTCCTTCTTGCCACCGGGTTCGATGTACGCGAAGGCACTGTCCGGAAGATCGTTCTTGTAGGCCGATGTCCACTCCGCTCGCCCATCGACAAAGAACCGGGGAGTGGTCAACGCGGGGAACCGGACACCCCGAAATCGCGATTCCAGGCCGAGCGCCACATCCCGAGGCAGGATGTCCATGTCGGCCATCTGGAACGCCTTGCGGAAAACCGGAGCCGACCGTCCAGAAATTTGCGCCATCGGAGTCGCCCCGTCGAACACGAGCGACAGTTCGGCGCAGTGCGCTCCGTCAACCTCGCCGATAGCGACCGCGCGGTCGCCAGTCTTGCGACCCTCGCTATCGCGCAAGTTGTATTCGATGCCTGGCAAATGATTACACGGCGCGCCTGGATCACGGACTTCCTCGTCGTCACCACTCCCGAAGAACAACAGGCTCAGGAGATCGCCCATCATCGGCTTGCCATCGAGCGAACACATCAGGTTGCCGCCGTAGAAGCCGATGCTCACGTCGTGAACCGAGCCGTAATCAATGGCCTTGATTACGTCCGAGGTATTGACACCCGAGATGCTCAGTCCTGGCGGAATGTAGAAATCCATCTCGGTTCGGGCATTGCCGCCGGCGCGCGAACCTTTAAAGCGGCCCAGATAGGTTCGCCCAATTGGTAGCTCGTTTGTCCGGTGCGAGTTCTGAAGCGAGATGCCATTCGTCGCGTCCTGGGCGTAGTTCTTGAGCGACGATGGCCGCATCCGAGTCCCATAGGAATCGACCATGTCGTTCGAGGCCCAGGCCGTATTCACGTACGGGACACCTTGCTCCAA